TTGCCACGTCTCAAATCCTCTTGAATCAGGTACACCGGATTGAGAGAAATATCCAATCCCACTCATGGCATCTGCCCACTCTCTCCATCTAGACTCTTCAATTGTCCCAAGTTGATTGGCGGCAAACTGTTCTGCTGTACGTGCACACCACAAATCCCACTCAAAGTTTCTAGGGTCAAGAACTACTGCCATTATGGGTTCCCCGTCGACCTGACATCTCCAATTGTGAAGGAGATCAATACCTTACCCATTTGATAGTTACCACCATAAGTGTTTGACTCAAAATGCAAACGCATCTCACGGCGTTGCTCTTTCATGTCAATCTTGAGGGTTGTAGGATCAAAGTTGTATGTGACAGAGGGTTGGTCTGTATCATCTGCGTAACCCTTACCAGTCACAATCAACTGCATGGTGCCATTTTGGATAAAGTCAGGCTCAACACGCTCAACTCTAGACCAATAATTGTCACCGGGCTGTGCAGTTGCCCCTACCAAGCCACCAAATGGGCCTATGGCAGGCGTTTCAAAGTAACTGCGTATGGCGTCAACCTGAGTCAAATAAACACTGTCTACGCCTGATTCATGTTGCCACAATGGGTAAACAAAAATGCTCATTGTGGTTGATGTAATTGAGGTATAAGAGTTGTTTAGGGTATATGTACCTGTACCGCCAGTTCCCGTACCCAATGCAGTGATATACGTATTTGCTTGGTATGGGTTGTTTGTCTGCCCAGCAAAAGTGATCACCTGACCCAAACTTATCGTTCCAGATGTGACCGCCGAAACAGTTAAAGTATTACCTGAAATACTTCCTGTAAATGTAGTGGCCAAAATGGGATTTGTGTCCCCCCAAATAGGCTTGGGAAACACTTCGGTATAGGTTCCTGCTGACCTTTGAGCGCCTATAGCTTGACCAGCGTCATACCAAGTCTTTTCTCTGACGTTGTACACAATCGCATCTGTGCACTCAGTGGCTGAACCTCTTGGGTAAAACCACCAAATCTCCCCATAACGGCTGACTTTTGTGCACCAGACCTTTTGTCTCTGTGAAAAGTTGATGTTGTCAAAGAAGTAGTTCTGATTTACAGAATTAGGGATTTCCATGACTTGACCGTTATACATCAAGAAGCGGTCAATACCCACCCAGTAGAAAATGCCATCATATTCAATAACTGAACTAGAAGACATGATGGATGTCTGACTAGAAATCAGGTCATATGTCCAATAAGATGTGACAGAAGTTCCACCAACTGTGATGGTTTGGGGTGAATAAGCAACCCTAATCAACGCATCTAAGGCCCAAAATAGGCCACTAGGAGAAGTTGTACCACCACGGATAGGCAAACCCTTGACAATCTTACCTGTGGCTACGTTATTTGCGTTGGATACAGCAGATCCAAAGTCAGAAAAGTCTCCAGATCCACTATTTTGGATCAATCCGTTGTTGCCATAGACAAAAAGGTAGGGGTGAATCATCACGCAACCACCAGAGACAGCAATGTTGTTGTCAAAAGTGACGGTAGTTGCTCCAGAGCCAGTTGCGGCGGCACTCATGACCACTGTTGTACCACTGACGGAAACCACATATGCACCCGTGGCAATGTATGTTCCAGTTAAAGTTTGACCTGCCGCAATTCTGAGGTTAGATGCAGATAAAGTTAGGGTTGTGGTTCCGTTGGCTGTAGCGGTTTGGGTGAAGACGCCAACTTTAGACATGGAAAGCGAATATTGATTTCCGGGGAACGTGCCATACAAGACTGGCGTATTAACTGTGGAGTCGATAGCGTTTAGGTTTTGACCGGGATGCGCCACCAAAGTATTCGCTCCACTACCCGAAGAGTTGTAACCAATGTCAAACTGCCACAAATTATTGAGGTTTGACGTAAAGTTACTCAAAGAGTATTCGTAGGGTCCAGTACCAGTTCCATCGTTGTTACCAGTTACCCACTGCTCTAATCCGTTGGCGTTACCAGATACAAGGTAGTTAAGCCCATTTGATGAAGACATTAACATACCGCGTGATACGCCTGATGCATTCAAGAAGATGGCTTTGTAGCCTCCCATCTTACGGGGCCTGCCACGTTGAAACCTTACCCACTGACCATCAATGTATATAGGCGAGTCAAACTGCGTCCCGTCACGCTGGATGCCGGGCTGTATCTGTAGGGCAGTGACTTTAGCCGTCAAAATGTTCCCCCAGAAATACCATTGGCAACATACAAACCACTAGCAGTTAATGTCGCCGCTTGTGTACCATTCACTGTAAAACCAATCGTGTTACTAGCAGGCAAATACAAGCCAGTATTGGTATTACCTGAGAAGTTAATGGATGGCGCTGTTGCCGAACCTACGTTAGCCGTAAATGTTCCAGATGAAGCAGTATTTGATGTTGTGCTGTAGACGTTTGTACCGTCACAGATGGCAAATGCAGTCTGGCCTTGGTTGACAGTTAATGTTGTACCTGAACCTGCTGTTTTGAATGTAACAGTGTATGAGCCTGTAGTTCCGTTCTGTAAAGAGTACAGTTGAACAGTAGAGGGCAACACAACTGTTGCATTTGAAGTCAGAGTACCAGAGTATTCTTGAACGACGTTTGAACCCTCAGAAGAAGTCAAAGTCACAGTTCCACCAGTGATTGTTTTGGTCAACTGAGTGAATGCAAACTGGTTAGAACGACCATAAGCATAGGTATTGAAACCAGAGCTACCGTTAGATACAACCACCAAGGATTCAGTCAACTGCAACTGTTGAGAGGAGTTTCCATCAATCGTATCAGTTCCAGATGGCGTCAAAGTCAAAATGCCTGTTCCAGCATTCCTGATAATCACAAACCAACCTGCGCCAACAGTAGAAGATGACGGTAATGTAATCGTTCCTACACCTGAAGACCAAACTTGAAAAGACGCTCTGTTGTTGGCGTTTAGGGTGGAGTTGGAGTAAACATAGAGAATTGGTATCGCGGCATTTAATGTGGTTCCAATAGCCGTTAGACCAAAGCCAGCAAGCGCAGAAGCGTTAGCTGAAGATGTGCCAGCACCAAAGGTCACAGAAGCCCATGTACCGTTTGTAGTGGTGTTATCGGTTAGCCAAATGAACTGAGCTACCCCTGAAGTCACAGCAATGATGGTATTGCCTGAATTATCCGTTACCGTAAAAGTATTCGTACCGATGTTTCTAACAAGAACTGTTTGTCCAGTAGATACTTGTGCGGCTGGGGGTAATTCAAGCAATAACCCTGTTGTTGTGGCTGTACAGTCAATGATTGAACTGGCAGGAATATTGGTGTTTCCGTTAATAGGCCACTGAAGAACAGTATTTGAACTGATTGTGATGTTCTCGTAGCTAACAGAAGATGGGCTGATCGTTTGCCCAGTAAACGGATTTACGTATGAAGTCATGATTAAGAGTCCTGTACAACTGTTTGACGATCCCCAATACGTAGGGTGTCTTCTGTTTTGAGAGCCGCCATTGCTTGGTCAAACAAAGCATTCCAAGTGGCTAGACGTGGATCATCTTTAAGAAAAGGTGCAGTTTGCTTCAATACCCCAAACAACAGCGCATTTGGAGCGTTTTGAGTCAACCAGTTAGTTTGATTGTCAGAAGCCAAAGGCTGTAAACGGGTATAGCAAAGAGCTTCAAAAGCGTAGTTTTGGTCAGGCGTAGGGGCAACAAACCAATGATCCCAGTCATAGTCTGCATAGTACAGAGGCTGAGATGTGTTGGATACATTGGGCCAGTATTCATTTAAATACTCCAGCTTGCGAAGTAAAACTGGTTGCTTGCCTGATGCAGTTGCAATTGTCATAGATACTGTTTTACGCCATCTTGCAGGTTTTGCAATCACTGGATTACCCGCATTCATGGTGCCATCTACAACAACCATTTGACCTAAGGTCTTGATTTCCTGAGCTATTTCAAACTCTGCCAAAGTAATGGCCGTAGGTATAAAGTTAACGACAGCGGTGTCGGAACGCTCTAAGTATTGCAATACTAAAGATGTTAGATTATCATAAGTTAGAACGTATGAAGGCGTAGTCATTCTTTGCCCTTATCAGCAGTTGCATATGTCGATTTTATCCCCTGTTAGACACCCAAGCAACTATAAAATTTTTTAAAAAATCAAGTATTTATGACCCAATTGTCACATAGTTAATCCAAAATGAGGTTTTCAACCCACCTAGGAGCTTTCCATGCAGTACGAAACAGTGGTGTCTATCTGCTTGATTTTCATGCATTACCCCGCTAGATTGCACGGATGGTAATGCACATAAAAGGCACAATTATGACAAGACTTGAAGTGCTTGTTGTATTAAGTGGATTCTTTCTTGCAAACCAAAGGTTCCACCGTTAATACGCTTTGTTAACCCTTCCCAATTCTCGGCTTCTGCAAGTTCATTGCACCCATGGGTCTTCCAAAACCAACCTGCGGAAAGAGCGGCAAACATAGGCGTGGCCACTAGCTCAGGTTTAGCTACCATATTTTGGTTAATATTTTGACCAAAATGCCAGTAGTTATCGTGTCCAGTCAACTGAATACATCCACGGCCGTGAAATCGCCATCCATCTCCTGACGATTCGTCTCTGTTTCCCATTCTGTTAGCATAAATGCGATTGGCAATTTTCTCTGCTTTATGGGCGTAAAGAGGTATCTCTTCTGGTTTGAACTTGTGACCAAACAAGGCTTGAAGGGTTTCTGGTTTGTAGTTAAGGTTTTCTTCCAGTGTTTTGAAATGGTTGCACTCGTGTGAACACTGTCCAATAAATGCAGATTGGCGGTTAACATCGTTGATACCAAACGTAGTAAAGGTCGTAGCCAAAGGCTCTGACCACTCAGATCCAATCCCTAAAGCGTGCAACTTTTCTGGACTCATATGATTTTCCAATTACTTTGTAAATATTATTGGGAAATTTTAATTGTTATAACCAGTGGACGCACTGCCAAGAGGTCGATATGAACCCGCTGGACTAATACTTACAATTCTATTGCTATTGGGATTTATTAAGTAATCTTTCCCACCTGAAGTAATATGCACATAGCCACTAGGATCAGTTTGTTGACTTAGTATTGGGCTTTTTGCTGTAAAGACATCTCCCATAGAATTTGTGCTTTGTGATGCAGGTCTATAAACAGGAACTGGAATAGAACTACCTCTACTTGCAATTACATTTAAATCTTGAGCAGTCGGTGCTATTGAACTAGCATAACTATTCAACATCAAAGATTGCATATTAGGGCTCTGGTCTTTATTTTGATTTAACGCAGTCACAGCATTCTGTGCATCTGTAGTTTTTGCTATTCTGGCTAAATTAGAAATATCAGTTGCGTTTAAATTTGGATTTGACGCTATGGTTGATAGGAGCGTTGGATCGGTTATTCCAAACATACTAGATACATTTTTGTATGTATTGTATTGACTAAGCAAAGAATTTTTATCATTAACACTAGTTAACGCCTTGATTTGATCATCAATCGACTTTGTTGGATCATATGTAATATTATTAGAAGGTTGTGCTTGTGCAGATAATGAACTACCTGTTTGTGGCACTATTGAAGGATTTGATAGTGGAGATAATGAACTACCTGCTTGTGGAGTGTAAGATGGTGTTACTTGACTTCCAGCAGGACTCATAGATTGAGAACTATCAGATGGTGAATAATAAGATGGTGGCAAAGAAATAGCATTATCTGTAAATTGATTTTGATTAAGTAAAGTAGAAAGAGGTGATGCAGTTGTATCAGTGTTTACATTACTTGCATTTGATGGAGACGTTGGAACTCCATAGTTTGCTGGACCAAATGAATTGATCGTTGCATAGGATGTGCCTGGATTCGAAACATAGTTACTTGAATCTGGGTTTACATAACTTGCATCTGGCGGTGCTGTTGGCAACGAATAATTTGGACTAGAAACAATATTTCCGTTTTCATCCATGTAAACTTGATTTTGACCAGAACCAAAAATAGCCATGACGCTCTCCTTAATGTTGAATAATGCCGTTCGTAATCACAACAGGAGATGTGGTTAACTTGGATACAGCGTTGTTTAAAGTGGTTAAATCAGTGCTCAAAAGCGTGTTATACGCACTAGCTTGATTGGTTAAAGCAGTTGACAGGTTAGTAGCATTGGTAGACGCCATGCTTGTTAAAGCTGTATTAGCGCTAGTAGCCATACCTGTTAAGGCAGTATTTGAGTTACTGGCCATACCTGAGATTGCAGTTGATGCGCCATTTGCAATGCTCACAAAAGCCGTATTGGAATTAGCTGCCATAGAAGCTTGATTGTTAGACCCAGTATTAGCAATTGAAGCAAACGTACCATTAGTATTGATAGCAGTCGCTGTAGCATTGTTAGACTGTGTGGTAGCCACTTTAGCGTTTTCATAGATGCCAAATCCTTGAACGACTGTGGGTAACAACAACGATGCCCACTTAAGCGCATCATCCCCAGAATTCCTTGGTGCGTCAATCTTTTGATCTTGACCGCCACCATTCATACCCATTTGCATAGACATGATAGCGGCTACAGATGCAGTTGGATCGCCTTTCTTGACCACTTCAGCCAGCACTTGGTACTTGGCTTTATCAGCCTCGGCTTTGTAGCGGGCAATCGCTACTTGAGTCTCAGAATACTTCTGGTAATCACTGGTTGAAGAGCACCCAACAAGCGCCACGACTGCGAGGGGGATGGCGTACTTAATCATCTATTTTCTCCTTGAGGGAATCCCTCACTTGGTTGTAACTGGTGATGCAGGCTTGGAGGGCTCGGATGGCTTTGTCCCCGTCTGCTGTGATGGCAATAAGATTTGAAGAAGTCTGTCCGTCAAGTTCGGCTCTAGCTTGAGGTTGATCTCCTCCGGCAGTTCCGGCGGCGTTGGCGGAACATACACTATTGGAGGTGACGGGGATTGACAAGCGCATAGCCCCAGACTGCACATCAGCAGTGAGCTTGCTAATCTTAACTTGAGCTTCATTGTTGGCTTTCCTCAAAGCAGATGCAGTCTGATTGACTTTCTCGTTTAATTCTCGTTCTTTTGCTCTGGCTTCGTCATTGGCTTTTGCAACTTTTGCCACAGCTTCTGAATAGCACTCTTGATAGCCTTGATGATGTCCATAGAAATATGCTCCTAAAATAGCGCAAATTGCACCGATGATTAACCAAGGATTAAACATTTGAAGCCCTTGCTTGAGCCATTCTTTCACGCTCATGGTCAGCTTCTAACGTGGGAGGACTCATGGGAGGAGGGGGTGGAGTCCATCCTGCCGGGCTCATCATTACAACTGGGGCAGGTGGGGGCGCTACATAAGCATCCTTGCCAGCCTTGACATTGTTCATCATAGCCGTTGCTTCATTGGTCAAACCTTTGGTCATTATGCCTCCAATACCGCCTACAATCAACAAAACAATGTCGTTGAGCATCTTGGTAAAGGCCTGGTCAATGGGCGCCATAGCCTTGATAGGCTGGCTCACAAACATCACGCTATAGATCAGCGTGACCACAATAAAGAACAGAATCAAGGTCACTGTAATAACAACAAAAGCCCGAACTCGGACTTCTATGTCATCGGCAGACAGTCGATCCTTGGGGCTGTTGAGGAGCGCTAGGAGGATTTCCTTCAATTTTCTTCTCCAAAATGGGTGCTACTAAATATTCAGGACAATCTTGATCAAACTCACATCTGGGTTTCTGGCACATTTCTTTGTTGAAATTATCAGGGTCTTGGCAAAAATACCTGTACTGGTCATGGCAACCTGTACACAAAAATGGGAAAAGTATACATATCAATATTGAAGTGTATACAAAACTGAATTTTTTAATCATTTGCCTTCAATCCTTTGTAGAGCCTTGTTAACCCTGATTTCCATTTGTCTGACGTCTACATACATCCAAGCGATCAACGGAACAAACAACAAAAGAACAATCAACAAAACAATGATCAGTAAGATGGCGAGTGAGTCAGACTGACGATCATCAGCCATGCCCACATTAGCATCAGCACTGTAATTACTGAAGCCACCATTCTTCCCTTGATTAGATCCGCCTTTTGCTCCCGTTGCCATTTTGCCCGACGCTCCCTTAACATTTCCTCTCGTCTCGCTAGCGCTTGCACATTGGCAATGTGACCAATTTGCTGGTTGACCCGAGTATACAAGTCCTTTAATTCATGTGGAACGTGGTACACCATGTAATCACTCAACTCCGTATTCAATTTCTCCATCTGCAAATTGGCAATCGTGATCTTGATTGCGGCTTCTTGGCCTTCATCGTTATTTGCATGGAGAGCAAATTCTTCCTGTTCTTTAACGTAATTCTTCAGCGCGTTGTACGCTTGGAAAAACTTGATGAGAGCATCACTGACCTGTTGGTAAATGAGGTTCTCGTCAAACTCTGGCGGGGGCTCTTTCTTTTTCTTGACCTTTTTAGCAGGTTGAGAAGCTTTTGGCTCCTCTTCCTCTTTTTTACCAAAAACGCCAGTTAAGAACCCAAGTAGCCCTTTCGCTCTCTTTTGTACATTCTTAACGTCTTTGACAACTCCATCAACTTCATGGGCAATGTCAGTAACGATTTGACGCCCTTCCTTGTACATCTCACAAGCGTCTTTGCACATTTTGAAAGCGCCAGAAGCAAGAGCGACAAGTGTGAAGGGGTCAATTTAAACACCTATAAGAGCTTTTAAAAGTTTCGCAAGATTGTCAGCGCCGATGAAAGTAGCCGCCGCAACTAAGTATAAAATATACTCAATGCGCTTCATCCGCTTTGAACCGTCGTCAAAGCGTTTTTGAATGGCCTCATACCGTTGAGCGCAAACCGCCTCATGGACAGAAAGCTGCTTTTCGGTTTCAACGATGCGCACCTCAGTTGCGTCCATTATGATTTCTCAACGGGTGTTTCTAAGGGTAACTCGGTTTGAGCGGGCTCTTCAACTTCAACCGTAGGCGCGGGTGTAGGCTCAGCTTCAATAGGAGCTTCAACGGGCGTTTCTTCAACTTCAGGTTGAACGCCGAACACTGGGGCGGTAAAGGTTTGAACAGGAGCCGCTTCGCCTAAAGGTGCGGGGGGAGGCACTTCAGCGGTTTCTTTGTGTTCGTAAACTGTTTTTAAATGATCAAGAAACTTGTGAATCTCTTCAGAAGCCTCTGTTTCAAAATTTGCTAAATGATTGCGAATATCGTTGATGAATTGCATGATTACTCCTTTAAATTAAGATTTTGGCGCTTCAGGCGCAGTGAACTCACCTGTCTCTTTGTTGTATGTCCAACCTGGTTGAACATCTGATCCACATGGAATCATCTGATCTACCAGTGTAGGATGAAAACATTGCTCAATTGTGAAACCTGCAATAGGAACACAAATCTCTATAACATGACCTTCATGAATTCTTGCGTACATATTTAATCCTTACCATTCAACAATGACCATGCCGGGGGAGCCATTACCACCTGCGCCACCACCACCGGGGTATCCACCATAGTATCCACCACCTCCATTAGCGCCAGATGATGCTCCATTGCTATATGAACCACCACCACCAGTACCAATGAAATCAATAGAAAAAGAAGCACTCATACCTGATGTTGCAGAAGAAAGCGAGGGGTTGCTAGTTGAAGTTGAATAATTTGCTCCTGAACCAAGAAGCCCGTTAAAACCGCCTGTTGTATTAGACGCACCACTTGCCCCCATAACTGATGTTGTTCCTCCAGTTCCAAATAAACTCCCCGCGCCTGATCCTCCACCAGTACCTCCAGATGCATTTATATCGCCACCTACACCTGATCCTCCAGTATATGAACCCGAACTACCACCTCCAGTGGCAGAAACATAAGAACCAAATGATGATGTACCACCTGCGGATCCAACAGTTACATAAACTGATGTTACACCTGTTAAATCATAAATTGTTTTTAATGCAAAACCTCCACCTCCTCCAGGTCCAGCAACACCGCCACCTCCGCCCCACATCCGAACACGAACTTTACCAATACCAAGAGGTATATACCAAATTCCTGATTGGCCAGAACCAAATATTTGCATTTGGCCTGTTCCAAAAACCCCAGTAATGGGATTAAAGATTTGAGATTGAATTGGGATTGACATTATGAATTTCCTTGTAAGTTTACATTACGACCGTTGTATGTTCCTTTAACACCATCAACAGCTAGTCCTGTGTAATCAAATGCACCTGTGTTTGATGCTGAATAATTACTATTCAATTGAGCAAGACCGTTAATTACCAGTTGACCAGTCGAACCAGATGATGCTGAAGTAGCCGCAACACCAGCAAATACACCTGTAATGCTTGGAGCAGGTGAATTTGGATTTGGGTTAATAGGAACTTGAGCAGAAATAGAAGTTCCTGCGGTCAATGTGTAGTTTGAAATTCCGGGGGTTGCAGAATATATTGCATATCTTGGATATTGATTACTATCCAACCATGTCAATAAACAATTATTATTCAACAAAGGCCCGACTTTTAATTGTGGAGCACTATAGAAACTTGATGTAATAGTAATTGATAAAGTACTAACTGGAAAGTTTCCACTTGTTGGTATTGCGGCGCCATTATAAGCTATCACTCCGCTAGACAAACAAGTTAAGTATGCTGTAGTTGATGATGCGTATGAACACAAAACCAGAGCGCCTGCACCAGTAAAACCAATACCTGCTTGACCTGCTGTTAATGGATATGGTTGTGTCTGCGCATAGCTACTGTAATATGCGGTTTGTGGTGTGCCAGATTCAGTATAAATCTCAAAAACAGTACTTGTTGAATTTGGTGCTCCTGCAATTACATAACCACCACTCGGAGTTGATGTAATCACTCCGGGAGCATATGAAGTAATTGCTGTCGATGTATCAATAATATTAGTTACATTTGCATATGCAGTTGAGCTTCTTGGAACAAAAGTGCTTAATCTTTCTCCCGTGTTTCCTGCGTCAAAGAAAACAACACCAAATCCGCCATAGCCATTACTTGCAACACCTAATCCAGCAGAACTTATTCCACCAGCAATAGTGACGCCACTAGTTATTGATGTTCCAGTATTGCTCCATGTAGAATAATAACAGTAATTTGAAGTGCCAATATAAACAAGAACAAATCCACCACTTGATAGACCAGCCATGTCAAGACTTGCTATAGCAACGCCACCAGTACTTTGTGTTACTGATGTTACTAAAGAATAAGAGCTTGAGTAAATATCAATATTGATTGTGGTGTTTGATGCCAAAGAAGGATAAGCAATTGCAAAACCTCCATTGCTTAAAGCGGCCATCCTAACCGTGTTAGCTGAAGTACTTGAATACGAACTAAATGTTAGTTTACTAACTATATAATTTGATGAGTTAAAAACATTTATGTTTCCAACTCCACCAGATGTTGCGTAGGCTATTACATAACCTCCATTAGTTAAAACGCATTGTGTTATGGAAACTTGGGCAACACTTGAAAGTGTTGATGGTGACACCACCGATGATATTGAGTTTGTTACAGTAGTTGTAGATGTGCTTCCTGCATAATAAGCCACACTGGATGGCCTGATATTAGAGCTAACAATTGAACCAGGTGTGGCGCTCAATGTTGTTGCTGTAGAAGAAACATAATTAGTTACAGTTAATTGATAAGTCGTTTCGTTAATTTGAGCAAAAAACTGATTAGTTGCTTGAGCATTTGTAATTGAATTTGGCCAATACAAGTTTAAATAACCTGTAATCTCTATCAGGCTTACTCTTTGATACCTATCTAGGTAACCACCATAAATAGGTTGAGGTATAGCGCCACTTGCATTTGAAGGACTTACAACTGTTCCTGATGAATTATAAAATGCATATTGCATTGTGTTTAGGCCATCAGAGAATACAGCCGCAAAACCCCCTCCGCTTAGACCCAATACATTGATGTAGTTTCCAGTAAATGCACTGTTGTAATTTGCATTTGCCGCAGGTATTAACCTTTGTTGTGCGCCTAAAGTATTTCCTGTTGGAAGAAATCTTACACAAGGATATGAATATGTTCCATTGTAATCATAGTAACCAATAACAATTGTTGTTCCATCTGCCAAAATTGTAGCATCTGGGCCTGTCACATAGTTTGCAGATGAGTAAGTACTTGTTATAGAAAAAGAAGAATTACTAACAAGTGCAGTACCAGAAGAGTTATAAATAGAATAATTATAAGCCGCCAAATTTGTATTTATGTTACAAATAAAAACAGAACTATCACTTCTGGATGTCATTGCAAAACTTTGTGCATATCCACCAGTTTGTCCCATGTTTGCTGGTGGTGATAAACTTACAGTTACCCAAGAATAAGCAGGTGTTCCTGTTGCTCCGTAAGCTCTTAAATAGGTAGCTCCTGAAGTATTCATAACAGCAATTGCAAATCCACCATTTGCAAGAGCAGTCATTTCTATACTCATACTACTACTTATAGATACACCAGTATCTTGTTGTACTGCTGTTGTTACAGACCCTGTATTTGTATAAATTGCATAATTTACAGCATATGTTGTAGCGCCAGTTGTATTGATGAATGCTACAGCAAATCCACCACCAGTAAGAGCCACAACAGCAGCATTTGGATAAGTAGAATTTATATGTGTTGTATCAACTACAGTCGGGGATAAAACTATTGCTCCAGACGAATTAACAACCTGAAAATAAGTTGCACCATTGTATGTTGCATAACCTGTATATTTGTTGACAAAAGCTTGAACAATATTGCCGTTTGTCAAAACAGCGGCGAATCTTTTATTAGTACCACCGTAAATATTATTGACAAACGATGATGCGCCAAATATTGGCTGGATCGTAGACTGAACCAATGTTGAATTTGATGTTGGTAGGTTTTGTACAATAGGAAAATTTACAGAACTTGGAGTAGCTAAACCTGATGGTGGCTTGTAATCATTACCTGTGTAATATACTAAATCGCCTGCGTTAAAGCCTGTTGCAGTTGCAACTTCGGCAGTTTGGGTTGAAGAAACATTATTTGGTAATTGTTGTATCGAGCGTGTCATGTTTTAACCCTCATATCCATAGACGTTGACGTTGATTCCTGCGAGTGTAGCGTATGCTACAATCAATTTACTGGCTGTACAAACCAATCCACCACGTTCTAAAACGCTATTGGGTGGGATTACAGTTTGATATTCAAGATACTCACCTGCTACTGGTGTGGCGGCGGCTGAAATGGACAAGTTAACCGCAATTGGAAAACCTGTTGTGTTGGTCATGGAGACGTTAAAAGTCGATGGCGTAGCACCTGCTGTATATACAGTCGTGTTGGTTGCCGCCGCTAACGATGCCTGACCTAGTGTTCCTGATGCCATGATGAGTCCTTAAAATTGTCCGTAAAAGTACAG